ATATACAGCCTTTGCTCTCTGATTTTCTAACCCCCTTCCCCCTTATGATGTCTCTCTTTACCGCTTTTAACGGCATGACAGTGTGTACATAGTGCCTGGAATGGACCATGCCAGAAGCTCCCTCCTTGCCGTACTGGTGTGATGTGGTCGCACACTGTAGCAAGGCGCTCACAGCTAGCACACACAGGGTTATGAGCCAGATACGTAGCTCTAAGCTTCTTCCATTGTCTGGTGTTATATCTCTTCTCATAATATTTGCGTCCTCCGTGCTCTCTCACAGGAGCAAAGTATTTGTTCTGTCTCTTGCGCTTGGGTATTATTGCCATCATACTTAGTTAATCTGCTTATATATCTCATCACTTGCTTATCTTTAATCTCTACAAACTCGCCTATCCTTCTGCATGCATAAATAGCAGTACTATGATCCTTGTTAAAGACTCTTCCTATCTCTGTATAACCCCACATATATTCCTGTCTAAGTAGGTACATTACGCAGTGCCTTACTATTGTTAGTGGCTGCTGTCTGCTCTTGCTACCCCATAAAAGCCATGCGTTATGGCCTACATCTTCTGCTAACTCTTCAGCCCTTATAAATAGCTGCTTAGTTTCGCATGTCCAGTGCTGACTGTTTAGGACTCTCTCAGCTGTGTTTGTTTGTGTATTCATCTACTTTTTGTTTATAATATTTCTCTAGTTGTATTAACTCATCTATTGTGTACTTGCGCTTCTCTTTAGTTCTCTCATAGAGCTGCTCCGCTGTACCCTCTCCATAGTGCTTATCTATGTATCTACCATGTAGCCACTGCTCACCTTTATTTGATATATTACAGGCATAACACTGTACATTACAATTCCCATACTTATGCCATCTTATGCTGTGATGTTTTCGGCTCTGAAAATGCCCATTTTGCATCTCTGTTACATGAGCTATTTTATTACAGGTTACACATTTTACATTACCATCAGAATCGGCTGCTCTCCAGCGTATATACTTACTAAAAGCATCGTCTAGCTTTCTCTTGATAGTCTTTCTCTTTACTTTCTTTTTTACTTTCTTTTTAGCCACTCCTCAAGTGATATTTTTGTTGGAGTTTCTACAATTAAATTTTCGCCTATCTTTTGCCAGTCTATCATTCCATTGATATAGGGCTCATAAGCTGCATGCTTCTGCTCTCTGAATGGAGTTGTATATTTATCCTCGTAAGCGTGTAAGCTCTTAATTATTGAGCCAGTGCATAGAGTGCCATAGAGATCATATTTACCCTGTCTAATATGCTTGAAGCAAATGAGCACCTCCTCCACTTTTAAGCTAGGAAAAACCTCTATTATATCTTCTATACAGTTCATATAATCCTCGTCATCTTGAAATGACCTAGTAGCATTAACAGCTATATCTAGCTGCTTAAGCTGTGATAACATTAAAAGTCGTATTTCTGCTTTGCAATGTATATCTGCACTTTGTAGAACTATTCCGTTATCAAAAGCTGTCTGAGGTTTATGATTTCTTATTATCTCTCTAACGTTTGCCGTAAGCCCAAGCAAGGATTTTTTCACTATTAAACTCTGGCTTTCTTTGCTTATCCTTTTTAAGTGCGAAGAGTCCTCTCCATCCTTGGAGTATTGATCTGTTAATGATCTCGATTGCTGTTTTGTAGTCATTGTTTGATATTTTCTGTAATTCATGGAGAGCTCCTTGCTCTCCTCTGGAAGTGTATTTTTTAGATCCGTTTGATATCCTTTCTTCTTTCCATATTTCCCATGTCTCTAAAAATTCTTTTTCTAAAAAAGGAGAAACAACCTCTATCTTTATTTGATTCTTTATTTTACTCTTTACTTTACTCTTTACTTTACTCTTATGTTGCTCAATTTGAGTAGGTGGCTGCTCAATTTGAGTAGGTGGCTGCTCAATTTGAGTAGGTGGCTCCTCAATCTGAGTAGGTGGCTGCTCAATTTGAGTAGGTAGAAGCTTCCTTACTGGAGAGCTTTGTTGTATCTTAATATGGCTAGATTTGACTAGATTAGAGATGGCTCTAGTTATAGAAGCTCTGGAGCTTTTACACTCCTCAGCTAGTGTAGTATTGGTCTTAAAATACACTTTGCCATTATCATGGAAGTGAGTTATATCTGCTAGTATATACCTCTCTACTAGGCTTAGATTAGTAAGCTCTAAAATGTGCATAGGTATCCAGATTCCTTCTTTAGCCATTGATTTGCTCATCTCTATATAGGATCTCTCCTATAAGCTGTATTTTAGTTGTATCTGTTTGCTTAGCTATCGTGCCTGTATGCTTTATTAACCTCTTAGGCTCTTCGTTAAACATCCTGTATAAAGTGCTCCTATCTATTCCTAGAGATGAGTATATATTTTTCTGTGAGCCGTAGAGCTTAATCAGGTACTTTTTTAAGCCGTTCTCGTTTACTTGTGCCATGTTGGTAGATCTAAGTACATAGGTGAATTAAGAGGCTCTAGAAAGTCGTAACTCTTAGGAGTAGATACCCCGTCCCACTCTCTCCAAAAGTCTTTAAATAAGGATACCTCTAAGCGTGCTCTTTTTATTCCATCCTCAGCCATTTCTGGGCTCATCTCGTACACTATTACGCCATGAGGAGGGTTAGGGTCACAAGTGATTAAATAAAGGCTTGTATGAGCCTTAGAATTAAATACCCCATGAGCATATAAAGCAAGCTGCATATTGTAGAGATTATCTAGCACCCATCTTTGAAGCTTCCTGGGCTCGTTATCTGTTATTTTGAGATCCGCTATGTAATCCTTTCCTATGATATCAGCATAACCATGAAACTTAACCCCATCTAAATTAAAGTGTATATGCTCCTCTAAAGACGTTGCTTCATTTATGAGCTTACTGGCTAAAGGATGAGCCCTCACAGCTTCAGCTAATTTTAGGGCTTCCTGGTATTCCTTACGAGTAAAAACAGTATCCTCTCCATACTTCTCTACAGCCTCTTTAAATTGCTTATTAGCTCTAGTAGCAACCTCCACTATTAGCAGTTCCTCGCTCTTCTCAGGCTCTAGAGTGAGCAAGTGAGTTAACCAGCCTCTACGCATTGGAGCACTCTGTTTAAATACTCGCTTCTTATATGCTGCAAAGTGTGCTGGGCTCTTAGAGAAGCTCTTGAGAGCGCTAAAAGAAAGTGTTATATCTTCTAGCTTCATTTTATTTCTGCTTCGTTATCTTAATCAAGCCCCAACATAAGCTTAAAGAAAAGACAGGCTTACTTATTGGAAGAACAGGTGCCTCCAAAATTTTCCGCTCCTTAGGAAAGTCAAATTCCATAACTTTCAGCCCCTTATCCGCATATCTTTTAGCTGCTTTTTTGTTCATAAATTGAATAAATCTATAATCTAGCTTATCGGGGTTGATTTGATAGCTATGCTTCCCTTGCCTTACCTTAGAAAGTATACGCTCAACACCTTTAGGTGTTCTCCCATAAGCCCTAGCTATTATAGGATAGCTATTTTTATAGTTCTTGAATTGTCGTGACATTACACAAGCATCATATAGCTCGTTGGCTGTCCAATTTTTAGTTCCTTCTATTCTCATGCTTCTACGCTTACAGGGTTAAATGGATTGCCGCCCTCTACAAATAGCTGCTCTAGATCTATCTTATCATTAAACTTAGTAGCTAGCTCGCACATATCTAGGTCAAAAACCTCCTTATTATCTACTCTTACATAATACTTAGTATCTAAACCAGCTCCCTTACGAGTGATCTTTAAGTCATAAGTCATAGGATCTCCTTCAATTTCTGTAAGGTTAGCTATCTCCTGGAGGATGCTTCTAGCTGTACATGAGTACACTTTAAATTGGCTAGCTTCTTTGTGCCATACGTTAAAGGCTGCGAATGGACGTACTTTGTCATCTGCTGCGTAGGCTTTTTTAGGCATCTCTCCGCTGGCTGTCCATCTTATAGGCTTGTTATCCATAAAGACCTGGTAGCCTTCTACAGCCTTAGATACTATCCTGATAGTAGCACTCTCATTAGGTTGCAGCTTTAAGTATTGTGAGCTGGCTGCTTCGCGCTCGTAGTTGTTAGTTAAAAACATTATTTATTGAATTGAATTATTTTTTTATCTATCTGTATAACCTCGCCTCGATTGGCTTTATACTTTCTATTCTCAAAATTGAAGTTGCGAGCTGCTATAATCTGGAGCTCACAAGCTGAAAGCTCTGCTCTAATCTCAGCCGCTATAATTGTGTACTTTTTAGCTTTACTTATCTGCTCTATCCTTTTAAGTATTCCTATTAAAGTATCTATACTTACTCCGAGCTTATCGAATGCAAATGATGTGAAATTGTCCCAGGAGCTACGGCTGAGAGTTATCTCTATAGCCCTTTCAACTTCGTTTATCTGTAGCCTTATAGCCTGGAGATCGTAAGAGTCTAAATAAAAGGATACTCTCCTGTAAGTGCTATAAACGCTTATAAGGTTATTATTAAGGAGCTCAAATTGTGTATTGAGATAGTTATCTACTCCTCTGATAAAGTCGGCTGCTGCTCTTCTATTCTTAAATAGATACGTATTATGATTGACATGGACTTCATAGTTAAGCCCTGTTTTACGTATGTATTTATTAATAGATATCTTCTGCATTTTGGTCAATTTGCAGAGTTGTGAAAATTTGAAAAGCCGTAAAAATATATTGTTAGAAATTTCTAAGCAATACCTAAAAACAATTAGTTAACTCAATGTTTTTTTTATGGCTAGATCCTAGTATCTATTGAATATTTTTTTTAACTAGATATCTATTATCGTTCAACTCTGGGTACAAAGATATGTATTCTTTTAGATAAAGTTGCAACCTTTACACCACTTAATTTAGTTAACAATTCAATGTTAATTGTAACTATATAGTAATTAAGACTATACTAATATGTCCAGCAAACGAACTGAGCTTTGCTAGAGCTCAAATCTACATGAATGAAGCTCTGATGTATTCCTATACGATTAAAACCGACGTATAAAAGCGCTTCTATTATCTTAAACCTCTCCACGCTATCAAGACAAGTGATATCACAAGCAAGCCCGTATCTATGAGCTGAATTAGAGACACCACCCACATTTAAATTATGTTCTTTTGTTCTATAGCCTGAAGTAATATAGAAAGGTATTCCAGCGTACGCTCTAGCTTTATCTAATAGCTCAACAAAAATTGTATCCATAAGCTCTCCGCTTCCTGGAAGATCGGGGCTATCAAATTCATCTAAAGTAAAATAGCGCATATTCCTACTATTGAGATTATTATACAAAAGAGATCATGTATATCATATCTTCCATGATTGAGGCGCTTGTACCTACAATTAGCCATGTTAAGCAGTATAATACATATATAAGGAAGTAGATAACTCACTTTCTTTTATTACGTTCTGTTATAGCTTTCTCTACATTAGCCCATAATAAAGCGAGCCCTCCTATTACTCCTATTATATAGTTTAAATCTGTAAGCCATACAGCAGCACCCCATACCACTGTGAGGATGTTTAAAGAGAAAAGTTTTAGATCATTCATGGCTTATTTTGATTTGCTCCAGCTGTTTCAATTAGAGCCTCCTCCATCTGTTTTACGAGCTCTATAAGCTCTTCCAGAGTTAGCTCTTTTTCAGCCATCAGATAGCTGTTATAGTAATATCTGCTCCATATATTAATATACTAGTTGAGCTCTGGACTTTTATACATAGGTTATCTGTATCACTTGTGTTTATATCTGTTATATTTATTACTGATCCTGTATTACCTGTGCCTTTGTTTACAATAGATCCATCATTATGATTATATAAGAATATATCTACTCCGTTAATAGTTACAGTTGAGACATACACTATAACATGAGTAGCTTTGTACCCTGTAGGAATAGACTTCATAACATATAGTTCTGTATTAGCGTGGTTAGTTCTTACTCCTAGGTAGCCGCTTGTGTCATCTTCTATATATAATCCTTCATATCCGTTACGCACTGGAGCGTCATCATTTGCCATAAATTCAGAGGGCATAACTTTAATCAAAGAAGTAGATCCAAACCACCCACCACCACCAGAGCCACCAGCCGCCGCCCAGCTTAACACTCCGCTTCCATTGGTTTTTAGGAACTCACCACTAGCGCCATCTGCTAAAGGAGCCATAGCTCCACTAGAATTTATAGATATTATTTCTTGCCCTGTAGTGGCTTTACTTACAGGTAAATTTATATCTAAAGCGCTTGAGCCTGTGCTAGTCGTTACCTTAGTAATGCCATACGTATCTGTAGTTACATGACTTAATTTTGTTGTATTGTCGCTTACTATACCACCCGTACTTGTTAATGGTCCTTTTGTACTTAGTGCTTCAGTTGGAAACCCCCCTACATTAGGACCTTTACTATTATCCTGAGCTACTGTAATTCCAGTGATATCTCTAGATAAGTACATACATTGTATATCGTACTCACAGCTGTTAGCTACATAGTTCAAGCCTGTTATCTGGTAAAAGTTGCCTGAGTCATCGAGATATGAGAGTATAGTATATGGATGTATCCAAGTGCTCCCAACTTTATAAAGCGTACCTCTTTCTATCCTTTTACCTGATTTATTAGCTGCTAGCCTCTCTCTTACTCCTAGCCCGTTAATAGATAAAGAAGCCGTACTACTCATTAAGCTAGTCCACTCTGTAGCATTTACATAGCTGGAGCCGTCTTTTATAAGTATAGTACCTAGATCACTATCTGTAATTCTATCACCTACTAAAGTAGTGCCTTGATCTATTTTATATCTAGAGTCATCTGGGTTAATAGCTCTTATATCATAGCTGCTAAATTCTTGAGTATTCTCATTATCATATATCCATACTCCAATATCACTTAGGTAATGGCTACAGTTACTGTCTGTAACCCAAGCAGCCACCTCTGCTCCATTGTGATCTATAGCAGTGACATCTATAGTTATCTGTAAGCCTTCTGCATCCGCTGGTATTCCTGGAGCTAAAAAATAAAAATCTGTACCAGTATATGGTGAAGACGTTAAGCCCATAGCATATCCATTTTGAATATCTATAGGATCACATATTACGGTTATTCTATTTGAGCTGTCAGCACTCCAAGATGGATTACTATACTGAGGAGTAAAATACGTCTCTACATCTGCATCAGCTCCCACTGTAAAATATTCTATAGCGTTAGCATTAAATACCGCATCTCTATCTAGATACTGACTAGAGCCGCCAGCATCTCCTACTCTCAATGTTATAGATAGTTTTATTCTAGCTATTGCATCTTGACCAGTGTAACCAGAGATACCGAACGTACTATAGTTTAAACGTCCACTAACTAAAAACTCAGTGCCTTGAGCTTTACTAGCATCTTCATCTTCTAAAAGTGTGCCTGAAGCTATCTGGCTGCTAAATATTACTGGCTTATCACCTTGATAGTTCCTAGTTCTCTTTACCTCTTTAAACTGTGGTGTGCTTGTACGCTCCCACCCTTTAAGCTTCTCATATTGTGTAGAAGCACTCCCGAAGGTTGCTCCAGTAGTTACATTAGCTACTGTATTATATGTTACAGAGCCATCTCCGAGCATATAATTTGCAGTATCTAAAGTATTAGCATGATCTTGAACAGCTCCCAAAGGAACCCACCATACAGAGCCTTCAGAACAAAATACACAAGCGTTAAAAGTCATGGCTAAACTTTCTAAAACTTCGTAAGCAGAAAAGTACTGTTTTACCCCGTCCTCATCTTTATTATAAAAAGCATCATGATAAATTTTAGCATTGTTAAGCTGCTTATTTTGAGCTCCAGCTATAGAATCTTTATACTCTTTGCCTATAAAATCTTCATAAAATTTTAGCTCTATATCTGAAGCCGTCCAGATATTAGATACATGAAGCTTCTGTATAATATTATGGAGATGTCCTAGTATAGAGGCTGCACCTGTGTAAGCTGCTCCGCTATTATTATACTTAATTCCTTTGAGATTTCCTAAACCATCTACAGCTGTAAGCTGTACGGCTGCGCTTGGATACTCATCAGGTATAATAGTCTGTTCTGCTAGTAGCTCTCCAGCCCAAAATAAGGTATTAGCTGAATCTGGATCTTTGTATATTTCTACTCTCCAAGCCCCTTCAGGCTGTACTCCTAACAAAGTATATAAAGCGTTTGACCATACTAATTGTGAATCATTTTGATACATAGTAAATTGTACCCTACTCCCAACTATAGGTTTACATCTATCGTACTCGTCAAAATCATAGGAAAGCCTGAAGCCATCAGGACCTAGAGAGAAGGGTAAATTTAGATCTCCTCCAGCTTGATCAACTTGGAAGATATTAACTTTCCAATCCTCATCTTTAAGGTCGGTAAATTCAGATGTAAATAAAGTATAGCCCATTAGAATCGGTTTCTATCTCTTGACGCCCTGTTATTACTTATTAGTATGTCATCTCCAGATATACGCCCGTACACCTGTATAGATTTGCTTCCCATTATTTTCTCTAGCTTAGATAAGGGAGCTATAACTTCAGGATCTACACTAGCTCCAGCGTTATCTCCTACCATTGCTAGAGTAGGTCCATAGGCTAAACCTCCTGTTTTTAAAGCTGGCACGTTAACCAGGAGAGCCTCTAGAGCTGATAAACCAGCTATGGCAAAAGCTGGAGAGGATAAACCAGCACTAAGTATATTAGCTGGGTTTGTTGGGCTTGTAGCGTTTGCTATTACAGAAGCCTTAGCCATAGCTATGATAGAGCGTATAGCATCTTTTGCAAAACTCTTTAAAGCTTCTTTTCCTGTTATAGCTCCAGCAGCCATCTCTCCGAATGCTGTTCCAAAGCTTTCACCCAGTGCTACAAAACTATTTTGTACTGTCTCTGTAACCTCTACAGCTTTGACCTGGAACTCATCTAAGAAACCGAGTAAAGAGGATGTATCTCCTCCTCCTGGAGCTTGATTTAATGATACTAGTAGCCTATCAATTTCACTGTTAAAGATTTTTACATCTTCAGCCGCTTTTTTAAATCCTCCCTCATCTCCTGTGATAACTTCATCTATATCTGGAGCGTTATTAAGATCTACTAGCTCACTCTTTAAATCTCCTACTGACTGAGTTAAGTGCTTTATTATATCGTTGTACCTATTTACAGTTTTATTTGCTGCTTGTCTCTCGAATTTATCTCCAGTTAATTGAAGTTTTTTACCAGTTTTTAAAAGATTTTGTGCGCTTCTTAGCTCTTGCTCCTTAGCTCTTATCTGTCTCTTTAAAGCTAGCCTAGCCTCCGCTGCATCTAAATTGTCTAAGTCTTTTATAAAGTTCTCTGTTTCTTCTCTCGTTCCTTTAATATCTCCTTTAAGAGATATAAATACAACTGATAAAGCAGCTACAGCCGTAGCAGCTACTACTAAAGGATTAACCATCATAGCAGCTGTCATTAATCGCCAAGACATAGTAACTCCATTAATTCCAGCTATAAGCTTAGGAATACCTATAAGTAAAGGACCTATTACAGCAAGTAAGCCACTCACTGCTAGTATATTTTGCTTCTGTGAGTCTGTTAAAGCTGTGAACTTCTTAGCTAACTCAACTACAGAGTCAAGAACTGAATTAACTATAGGAAGCAAATCTTCAGCTAAAGCTGCTCCAGCAAGTTTTAAGTTGTCTAGAGCTGTGCTAAACTTTCCTGAAGCTGTTTCTGATAGTCGCTCCATAGCTCCGTTAGCTATACCGCCCTCCTCGTTAAAGCTCTTTAAAGTAGCATTAAACTGCTCCACGCTTACAGCTCCAGCTCCGAGCTCAGAAGGAAGTAAGCCAGTAGCATCTGAGAGAGCCTTAAATATTGGTATACCTCGCTCCGCTAATTGGTTTAAGTTCTCTAGCTCTACTTTACCCTTCGCGTTAACCTTTGCGAAAATGGCTGCTATCTCATTTATAGGTTGTCCAGTTGTGGCTGCTATATCTCCTAGAAATTGTAGCTGTTCGTTTACTTCACTTATCTTAGTTCCTGAAGCTATGAGCTGTCTGGCTGAAGTAGCAACCTCATCTATCTGAAAGGGCGTTTTAGCTGTGAACTCATTGAGCTGCTTCATCATGTCAGCCGCTTGCTTAGCTCCTCCTGTAAGAGAGATAAAACTAACCTCCATCTTCTCCAGGTCCGCAGCGCTTTTAATAGCCATAGCTCCCACCCCTAAAATAGGAAGCGTTATAGCTCTAGTCATTTGCTGACCGAGAGCCGTAAAGTTAGAAGTCATCGAGCGCATATTACGCTGTACTGTACCGAGGCTCTTATTTAGATCCCTAGTATCTCCTCCTATCCTTACTACTAAATCACCTAGCTTTGCCATCTCTTATCTATCTGCTAGAGCTTTGAACATCTCCCAGCCCTTATTATTATTTACTTTATCCTTCTTTTCTTCCTCCTCCCAAGGAAATAGCGCAAGATCTTTACAGCTAATTTTATGACCAGCTTTAGTATGAACGTTGAGAAGTAGCGCTGTTTGCCACCTCGTGCGCTCCCAGGCTGCTCTCTCTTGGCTTTCCTTCTCTTCTTTCTTTCCTTTGACTGCATTTATAAACTCCTTAAAAGTTAAACTATATAGAGATGTAGGGCTGAGTCCCAACATACCCAGCCCTAGCTCCTCTATCCTTTGCCATGTTAAAGGCTCTCCTCCTCCGTTTTTTTTTCTTCGGTAGAGCTGCTTCCCATTGCTTCCTCCATAACTTTGACTAACTGTGGTACATCTTGTACTGTAATTAATCCAAGCCACTCGTCCACCTCCATAGTAAATTCCATCTTTTGAGCTGCACAGCCATCCACTACAAAATAATAGATTAGCTCAGGAATTAATGTAAGATCAGAAGCATCCACCTCCACCACCTTAACCCCTGTAGCCTTCTCAAAGTTTCTCCAGGCTCTCATTGTAGCCTTGACAGGATAGCTTTTATTATCGAGTGTAATATCCATACTATGAAATAGCTGCGTATGTTATAGCTCCTACTACTTCCAAGCTACAGCTGTAAGTAGATGTATCTTCTACGCCTCCTGAAAGCTCGCAGCTAGTGACGTAAGCCTCAAAAGTGAAGGCATGATCATTACTATCTACAGCTGGAGCTACTGCTGTGCCTAAAATTTGAGTGAATTTGCAATCTAACTTAGTTCCAGCTAGCTGTAAAGGCATTATCTGTACATAGCCTGTAGTAGCAGCCTCCTCAAAGTACGCCGAGAAGTTAACTGTAGCTGAGACTCTACCAGGTAAAGAAGCTTTTAGGCCGCCGTCCTCTTTTACGCTTGTATCTTTCATTTCTGTGCTTACAGATATAGAGCAATCTGTTATGTTGTCTACCATGACAGGAGTACTCCCATCTGCTGCTAGCATGACTCTTAAGTTAGAGCCGTTAATTAGTCCTGTTGTTTGTGCCATTATTTTTTATTTTTTTTTGCTTTTTTATTTGTTCGCTTGTCTCCTCCGACTAGCGTGGTTATTAATGTATCTATCCATCCGAAAACCTGAACTGCTGGAGCATCGGATGGCAATAGTGAGAAGATAGCTCTAGCAGCTATCAGTAAAGTAATTGTAACTGTTTCCCAGTTATCTAGTAGTATATCCATTTATTTAATTTTTAACCCTTATTTCATAATCCTGTATAGAAGCCCATAGATCTCTTTTCTCGTTAACATCCATCTGCTCATTAGTGTAGTCTATAGATTGTATATCTATGGTATTGTATGTACCATTCACTCGCTTTAAAGCTGCTCTAACATCTACACCTAAATCTATAGCTTTGTTGTATGTATCCTGGAAGCTGTACACCTCTACTGAGGCTGTATCTATAGCTCCGTTGTCCTCCTTACTTTCGCTTGGCTGGTTGCTTACTACGCTATAAACTATATACGGGGCATTAATTCCTGTAGGCGCTATCTCTGGAAAGATCTTAGTAACAACCATTTCTTTAATAGATATGTTTGTAATTGTGTACTCTGTATTTAAACCGCCTACAAATCTTATATATGAAGGATATGAATTATTATATACTGCATAGATTGTTTTTGTGCCGCTTGTAGTATAGAATCTATCTGATACGTCTAACTGACCGAATGCACCTGTATTACTTATTCCTATTGTTGTCGTTGTTGCGCTTATGATATCTAAATCAAAAGTAATTTTGTAAATTTTAGAATTGACAAGCGTTCCAATTGTTTGTGTAAGATAATTACTTGTATCAACTTGAATTAGTTTCGCTTTGTTTTCTATAACGCTCCAACCGTTGCCGAATGTCCAATCTTGACCGAGTTCTTTGACTGTAATGTCTTTAATTGAACCTACAAAAGCAACCGAGTAAAAATAAATATTATTAGCTCCTGAAGTTGTTGTTAAATATACTTCGTAAGTATCCGCAGAATTTACTGATTTTACATTTGTAAATGCTGGTAAATTTGCCCATAAATTAAGAGTGCCCGAAGTGTAAGAATCTACTTCAAAAGTAACTTTTAAACTACCAACAGGAAGTGAAACAGCTTGACTTACATAGTTGTTTGTAGTTCCATCACAAATTGCTTTATTTTCCCCTATACTCCAGCCCGTTCCAAGTGTCCAATCTTGCCCGAGTTCTTTAACTGTAATGTCTTTAATTTCAAACGAACTGCCAATTTCACCACTAAAAGCAATAGAATTATACGTACCAGCAAAAGTACTTCCTGGCTTATAATATGTATATTCTACAAATGAAGATGTAAGATTTTGTTCAAAAGGTTGTGGATTAATTTGGTCACTCCATCCGCTGTATAGTTTTCCCGTTCCTGTTATTATCCGAGCAGTAAATTTTACAATATATGATTTTGACGCAACTACTGTAATATTTTGACTCAACGCCCAATTTGCAGACGACGAATAAGTTGTACCCATACCTACAACAGTAGCATAACCATCACTTAGAGATGTCGTACCTAAAACATTCCACGCAGTAGTTCCTAAAGGAAAAGAACCATCTGTTATTAACTCGCTACCCGTTGCACTGAAATCACCATTCGTAACTAGCTCACTACCCGTTGCGCTAAAATTTCCATCCGTTACAAGCTCCGTACTAGAGGGTGCGTAGTCCGTAGTATTAAAAGGAAAATTCTCCTGTATCTCTGTAGAAGATCCGAGTATATTATATAGAGCCTTACCTACCTTCATAGCCTAGATACATATTGAGAGAATTCACGACGTAGCAAGATCTCCTGTAGTTTTTTACTTCTGTTTTGTGTAGCTTTTATTCCTTGCTCAAAAACTCCTGTATTTTGAGTCTTGTGCTTACCCCCAAACCTCTCAGCAAAATCTCCCTTTTCTACAAAGTGAGCATAAAAGCCGTCTGCATATTTTGTTGTCTTTCCTTTCCTTCCTATTGCCTTAGTTCGTGGACCAGCTAAAACTGTGTTCAATTTTTTATTTGGTTGCCACGTTCCAGCTGATCGCCTTAATTGCCCTTTCTTAATTTTACGCCCTCTTAGAGAAGTATCTTTATCCAGGTCTTTAATATTAGCTTTTAGATAATTAGAATATACAGAGCCTACTCTTTCACCTATAGACACAAGTTTTTGAGAGTCTTTTTCACTCCATTTAGCAAGCTTATCAATTTTTTTAAATAACTCGTTTACTCCTAATACTTGAACAGTTGCCGCCATCAGTTCTCAATTAACTCTGTTATGATTCTTAACTGATCCTGTCTACCTACCTCCTGAACTGCTAGAATATTGTAGTACTCGCTATTATAGCTCACTCTATGAGACATATTTAAGCCAGCCACTACTGAACTATATCTTATTAAAAAAGTTACTGATTGTAAACTAACTAACTGCTCTCCTGAGTTCCTTTCACTAGCCGAGCTTTTACGCTCTATAGAAGCCCACACAGAAGCCAGAGTACCCCAGCTATTAGTACGCTCTCCATAGTCGTTTACTGTAGTTGTAGGCTCTTGTAGCACTATCCTTCTATCTAAGCTCCCAATGTTCATTTAAGGCTTATAATTCTATAAGGATTGATTATTGCTTTTATTCCGTATGGTATCTCACTTGAAATAGTGCCAACTATTACGGCTCTCCTATTCTCATAGAAGTGAGCTGCTAGCATCTTAACAGCGTGAACTAAAGGAGCTGGAGGGGAATTAGTTCCACACGTTCCTACAATTTGTACAGCGTTATAGATATCCTCTTCTAGATCTGGAGTGTTTTTAAATTTAATTCTCCCTGGTTGCGTTACCATATCAACAAAGTATTTGCTTGTGTCTAAAGTCTGTATATCTCCAGATCTGTCTCTATACGTAACAGCTGTTACTGTACTGGCTTGATAAGGGAAATTAGCACTATAAAAAAAGTCTTGTGTAGCTAAAAACGTTGTAGCCTTAAAGTGCAGCCCTGTGTAGTCTTGTATAGTTTGTATAGCGCTGTCTATAATAGCTGTTATAGTTGTATCCTCGTCCGAATGATCCACGCGCAGCCATTCCTTCATATGTGCTAGAGAAATTATATTTGTTCCTGTAGGTTGTGCTGAGTATGTAAAATTCATAACGTAATTTATTAGAATAAAAAAGGGAGCGAGCGAGTAGCCCGCCCCCCGTTTCACTTTGTTTTATATATTAGTCTACAGCGCTAACTGAAGAGAAAGCAGAAGCTTGACGTACTTCGCAATCGTAAAACTTATTTAAGTGTAGAGCTATTTGAGCTGAACCAGCGTTAGTATATGGATCTACTAGTAAGTCTAAGCCGCCGAAATAAGCTAGTACTAAGCCTTTAGCCCAATCTCCAAAAACTATTTGCCCTTTATTAGCTGCACTATCTACTAGATTAGGAGTAGCATAAGCTGCGAATCCATCGAAGCTCTGACCTTGCCAGAAAGCGTTAATAGCATCCACTGTGGCTAGATCTCTAGAAGCTTTCCAGCCTGTAGGACTCATAGCCCACTTACAATCTGTAAAATTACCTCCAGCTGCTAGAACATCTTTTTCTAACTCGAAGAGGTCAGCTGCTGTGATATTTGAACCTAGAGCCGCTGTGTTAGCTGCTGCTGCCTTAGCGAATGCTGCTTTGTCTATAGTTTCATTAATTCCAGCTTGTAACTCCTTGGCAATCAGTGCATCTACTTGATTTCCTCCTTGCAAAATTAATTGCTTTGAAAATAAGCTTCTATTTGCCACACGTGTAGGGCTTAAGTTAACCTCATCTAGTGCTAGAGTAGAGGCTGCATCTTCGCTTACTTCTGTCTCTTCTGTACCTATAGCTTTATTGCTTACCCTTGGGAATTTTAAATTGCCTGTAGCTCCGTGAATAGTAGTACATCCTAGAGTTTCTATCATAGTTGGAGCTCTTAAAGCTTCAATTACTCCTGGCACGTTAGTAGGTACATATCCAGAGCCGTCTCCAGTAGCTCCAGCTTGGAAATTGTCAGCTGAACCAGCACGCTGTAAGGCTGCTTCTGGTATTCCAATTTGCCCCTCCATTACTATTCCACGTGCTTGCATTTCACGCTGTGACTCTTGAGCCCACTCCGCCTCAGCACCTTCTAAACCTTTGCCTAGAGATACTGTATTGATAGCACGAGATAGAGAGAAAGATCTGTTAATCTTATCCATCTCCTTAGTCTCAGATATAGAAGCTCCAGAGCTATAAGCTTGGCGAGCAATCATATCTTCGTGAGCTTTACGGCGCTTCATTTTGTTATCTAAGCGCTCTACTTCAGATTCTAAGAAATCTGCTCTAGACTCCTCTTCGTTAGTCATCTCTCGACCTTCAGCCTCAGTAGCTTCGATCATTTTAACGTGCTCCTCGTAGTGCTTACTGCGGAGAGCTTTCATTTCATTTAAATTCATTTTTTTATTTTTACGAATTGTTGTTTTTGTATTTATGTTTTCGCTCTCAATCTCTGGAGCTGTTATATCCTTAACTTCTATCTCTTCAGCACGAGCTACTACAGTAGCCTCCTTATACGCTGGATAAGTGACTGGTGAAACGTCCAGTAATTGAGCCACCTCCTCAACTTTCCGTGAACTCCTGTCCTCGCTCCAGCTTTGTTCTTTAATCGTAAACGCAAACGAACTCTGAGAGATATCGCCTCTTTTAATACTTTCATATAAGTCGGTTGCATATTGCTGGCTTCCTAGTTTTACTCTGTACTTTAGTCCTATGTCATCGCTTGTAAGCTCAAGAGTGCCTGAGCTTGTACGTCCTAGAACTAAGCTAGGATCATGATTAATAAGAGCTCGTACATCATTATCGAGTACATTATCAAAAGCGCCCCTAGATATAGACTCTTTAAATGGTCCTATATTAGTCTCATTATCGTACTTAGCAGCATATCCTTCTATAACTCTCTCTCCGTTCTCTTCTCTTACTTCTAGAGTAGCGTCTAGCTTCGAGTATTGAGCCGCTGTTAAAAGCTCGTTTCTTGTTTCGTCATTCATTCGTTGTAGTGTTTGAAATTGAAGCAGAGTACTCATCCATCTTATCTAGTGAGATCTGGTTGACCTGGCATAAGTGTACATCTCCACCAGGTACAGGATTTAGCTCCTCTTCTGCTCTTACTTCGTTTATGCTAAGAACTCCAGCCTGTAACATCTGAGTGAAGTAATTAGCTCTGGCTGTACTATCTCCTCTTTGAAGATCTACGAGCCTAAATTTTGTATATATCTCTGGCCTGTCAAAAGATGGTATAAGTTTCCTATCTACCTCCTGTTCTATTCTCTGAGTCCAGGGTACTATCGTATGACGAGCATACATTAGATTTTGCTGCTCTACATTGTTGTATGTCGTTTGTGAAGGGAGCTGTACAAGAGATGGAGGAACTGAGAAGATCCTACAGATTTCTTCAGCTTGGAATTTACGAGTCTCTATAAATTGCGCCTCATCTGGAGATATAGATATTCTTTGATACTTAAAGCCGAAAGGCATAAGCTTAGTGCCAGCCTGAGCTGCTCCGTGATTCCATGAGCTTTGGATTATATCCATCTGCTCTTTTTTTAGTGGCTGATCTGAAGTAAGTACTCCTGTCATTTGACCCGATTGCCCGAAATATTCAGCTCCGAAGTCTTGAGCACTTTTAGCAAGCCCTAAATTGTCTCTATGCAGTCTGATAGGTGACATCCTTTGTAGGTTGCATATCTCTAGCATGTTCTCAGGTCTTACTATACCATGATCCTTAATGCTATATACTTTCTCGCCTTTAACTTCTCTAAGATCTACATCTGAAAAGTGGACAGGGTGTAAGGCTATAGCTACGCCTCTGAGATCTCTCTCTATGACAGCGTACCCCATACCATACATGAGAGCACTGGAAACTGTACACTCCCAAAACTCAAAAGCTGTTTGGTATTCGTTAGGCTTAATTTTTATAAGCTCGTGAGTAGGATGTACGTTAGCTATCTCTACGCTGTTTCCTTCTCTCTTATATAGATCTAAGCCTAATGAAGCTATAGTAGTAGCTATCTTATATACACAAGCATAGACAGTACTAATAGCCATAGCATTAGACTCTGTAATATTTGCTCCTGATTTTGTAAGGCTGTAGATTCCAGCTGCTTCTGCTATTGTGTTAGGGTCGTA